AAATGGTTTATCGTTTTCTTGTTCGTTTAATTCTTGTAAAACAAGAACACGAATAGCTTCTTTTAACTTATTTACTTTGACGCGTCTGGACATTTTTGATTTCCTTAATTAATTCATAGTATCTCATCAATGCAACCACGTGTTTATCTTTCACGACTTTACCTTTTGTAGCGGTGTCTGTGTAATCAATAGCTTCTGATAATTTAATCTTTGTAATTTTATCGTTTACTTTTGGAAGTAATGATTTTAGAGCTCGTTTGATTTTAATTACTTCTGAATCGATAAACTCTTTTAATGAATTAGTATTAGATACATTGTTGATATATTGTTTCAACAAGTTTTTTTGATTTTCATTTAGAGATTTATACTTAGAATTAAACTTATCTACTAATAATTGATAACTTAACAACCTTAAATCTTTGTCTTGTGTCGAATATTCACTTATATTTTGTTTTTTTACTCTATTAAGTTTAGATTGAGTAATATGTTCAGTTATAGTGATTGATGAATCTGTTTTTTGGACTGGCCCAAAGTCTTCTTTGCCAACTTCTGTTTGAAAAACACGATATACTGATGCCATAACTTTAAAGTTTGGTATTCTTGTATTGAAGAATTCTTTTATATCATAATTCTCTTTAATTGTTTTAATTAAATTGTATTTTTCGTTTGCCAAACGACGATTTGACAATTTTCTACGACTTTTGACTACCGCTTCTAATAAAGATGATGCGTGAGTCAAGTTTTTGTATTTTTTGTTCAATAAGATAGAGTATAATTCATATTCTTTACCTAATTCAGTATTTTTATTAAAGAATTCTTTAAATAATTTAACTGATTTAGCATTTTTCTTGTCATTAATCACATCAACTGTGATTTGACGAGATAAAAGTTCATAAAGAATACCTGTATTCTTTATCTTATTATGTTTAACATAAGACATTTGAGCTCCAAAGTATTTTTCTGTATTTTATCAATAATAAATATAAAACTTTCAAGAAATCGGTATTAATCTTGTCCGTTTTCTTCCTTATATTCATTATATTCTTGTTCTAATTCATCAACTTGGGTAGTTTCTTGTATTATGTCTTTTGACTTTTTAATACCCATTGTTTTTTTCAATGCGTCATAATGAGCTAACGCTAATGGTCGTCTGTTCTTAGTTTGTTTTCCTAATGGGTCACGACCTCTTGCTCCACTATCTTTACCAGGTTTGTTCATTTCTGGTGGACGACCGCCTTGTTGGTCTTCTGGTCTATCATCTTCTCCGTCATAAAATGGGTCAAAGATAGAACCTGCTGCTGTTTCGGGTGGTGTAGAAGCTTCATCTTCTCCGACTCCAACTGCTGCCATACTACTTGGTGTTCCAATAGCTTCACCTGAATCCATTGGGTCATTACCTTCCATTTCAATTTGTGAGTGTCTGAATTTTTGTTTTTGGTCTTCAATGATTTGATTCTCAATTTCAATTTTTTCTTTATCTGAAAAATTAAAAATATTATCATACACCCAATTATAAGGTAAAATTTTATCACTAATCATATCACGAGCTAATGTGACTTTCTGTCCGAACAATTCAATCTTTTCTTGTTCATACATTGTTGAAGGACTTGCTAACTCTAATTCAAAGTTTACTAAGTCTTCATCTGTATATCCTTGTGAATATAAATGAACGACTGCAATCTTTGTTAATTCTGATACGATAATTCTTTGTATTCTTTCTATGGTTCTGGCAAATCTTACATCTTCCGCTGCAAGTGTCGCTTTACCACCGACATTTTCATCAAATCCTAAGAAAGCTTTTGGAACTCTTAGTGATGCTAATAATTTGTTTTTTAAATATTCTACATCTTCGGTTGAATCATAATCAATACCACCCAACTCATTGATTTCAGTTCCACTATCTCCGCCTCGAACTGGTAAGAAGAAATCTTCTGTTAGGTTTTGTATATTGTATTTAAGATTGTATTCACCGGTAGACTCATCAATGACTGGTGTTTTCTTCATCTTGTTGATAATTCTTTGCATATAATTGTCAACTTCATTTGGTGGAATGTTTCCAATGTCAATCTTGAATACTCGCTTAGAAGGTGCTCTCATAATTCTGTGAATTAACATAGCGTCTTCCATAAGTGTTAATTGTTTCCAAATCTTTCTTGTAGACTCAATCATAGATTTACCATAAGGTAAGAAATTACTATCATTAGCCATTCTAAAATGTGCGATTTGGAAGTTTTCAAATTCTATCTTTCCTTTACCACTTGGTTTCTGGCCAAAGTAAGGGTGTGCTCCTTCAATACTTTCTAAGTAGAACTTAGTGTAGTAAGGATTTTCAGGGTCTTCTCCCTCGGAACGAACAACTTCATAAGGTGATAATGGAACTACATTTGTAATACCATACTTTTCATTAATATCTAAATGTAAAAAGAAATCACCATACTTAACCATATTACGAACCCAAGGCCATAAATTGAACTCAATATTCATAATATCATAAAGTAAGTTATTTAATATTTCTTTAATATTTTCATTGTCAGATTTTACAGTAATGATTTCACCATACTCACCTTTCATAGTAGACTCGTCTGAATATATGTCTAATGCAGATGATATGATTGGGTCTGAATCCATACTTTCATAATCTTTAAACAACGCTAATCTCGCCGCCATAATTTGGTGTACGGTAGAATAACCTGTTCCAACTAAATCTAAGTTAGTATGTAGTTTTGAATATCTATCAACTAAATGTGATTTAACTTGTTTTTGCACTTGGTCTGTATCAGCGATTTTTAATTTTTTACCACCGACATTACGAACAATTACATTTGTTGAAAATAGTCTTCTTAGTCTTCCGAATAATGTTGTATCCGCCATTTTTTACCTCACTTTTATAAGAGCCACTTTAAGTCCTCTTTTTCTTTTCCTGTATCCCAATCCCAACTATCATTTTTCTGAATATCATTGGCACTGTAAGCACCCTCATTGTCCATCATACGACTGAGAGTTTTCTTTGTTAATTCCACACCTTGTGTTCGTAATCTTAATGCAGTATCACGAACCCAAAGTCCAATAGCAAAAGACATCACAAGGTCATCATTGTATCCTCGCATTGCTTCTGCTCTATTATTTATATAAACGAAAGTTAGTAGTTCATCAATCAAACGATTTGAACGAACCACTACACTTTCCTCTCTAAAAAATTCTTCTAACTTACTAATAATTAGTGGTCTGGTCTTAGAAGTCGTTGAAAAACCAGCAATCATTTTCTTTTCTTCACGATAATGTTTATTCGTTACTTGATGTTGAACATCAACATATTGTAAGTCTTTACTTGTATAAAATAGATTAGGATAATCCCTATCTATAATTTGTTGGATTGTAGCCCAACCAATATTATTATTCTCTACTATAAGTAGAGCATCGTTGTATTCTGTTGCTATGGAAACTAACATATTTCCAAAATCTTTGGTATTTATTCTACCTTTGTATTCTGCTACTTGTGTCAAACTTTCCAATTCAATAACGTGAAAAGCAGAATAGTCTGCACTATCTCCACGACCAACATCTGCACATACAATATAATCTTTATTATAGTTTGGTTGTTCCCAAACCCACATATTACTATCGATACCTCTTTTTTCAATCGGTTCAATACATAAATTTTTTCTCATTTTTTCCAAAATAATTGGGTCAATTACACCGGTACCAGAAGTTAAGAAGTCACAATCACATTCTTGAGCTGCTGAACTTGGACCGAGTAAAGTATCTTGTTCCTTTCTCCAATCTTCATTTCTGTCTGGATGAACCGTCCAATGTAATTTTATTGGATTAAACATACCTGTTGCATCTTCTGCCTCTACCCAAGTTCTGTGAAACCAATTACCAACTCCGTTAGGTGTTGACAATGCAATACAACTACCACCTGTTGTAAGTGTTTGTTGTGATGCAGTCCATATTTCATCAATCTTATCAATGAACGCCGCCTCATCTAATATCAATAATGATAGAGCTTCTGAACGAGCTGCTTCAGGTCCACTTGATACTGCCTTGATTTGTGAACCATTCATATATCGAAGATTTAATTTATTATCCTCAACACATTTCTGTTTCAACCAACTTGGTAAGTTTGCATGCATAACACGAACTTTCGTTACTAAGTTTTTGGCTACCTCTTGTTTTGTTGCAATTACCAATACATTTTTATCTTGATGAAATGTCATCAACCACAACGCATAACCTGCAGTCAAGGTTGAAATACCTAATTGTCTAGCTTTTAAAATAACATTAAATCTATGTTCTTTAAATTCACGAACTGACTTTTCTTGGAAATCATACAATTCAAATGGTATTTTGCCTTTGATTGGGTGTTGTATCATACAATATTTTTTCATAAAATATGCAGGGTCTTGTGCACATTGAATATATTGTTTTTTGATTACTTCTTTTATTGGTTCTGCCATTAGTCTACTATTTGACCTGCTAATTTAACTGAAGTAGCAGTCAACACTACCCCATATGTAAAGTATAACCATTTATTTTCATACCATTTAGGTTGAACGAGTTTTACTTTTTGTTCAAGTAGTTTGTTGGTGTCTTTTAGTAGATTAAGTTGGGTAGTTTTATTTGCTATCAACATAGAATCTATGACTGATGTTTCTTCAAAAAGTTTAATTTGTGATTCTAAATCCATTACTAAAGAAACATTTAGACTATCTTTTAGTTCTAATTCCTTAATAGTATTGGTAAATCCTAAAACTTCTTCCTCAGTAAAGGTATAGGTTTTAGTTTCATTAACTTCTTGGGAAAATAAGCTCCCAATTAATAATATGTAAATTAAATATCTCATATATATAAATATATACTACTTTGAAAACTTCTTAAGAAATTTTACTGCTTCATCAGCATTGTCTTCTTTGACTGCTTCACCAGCTTTTTCTAATTGTTTTTTAGTAGTTGTAACTTTTCTTTTTAACTTAGCTACTTCTTTTTTATTTACTTTTTTCTTTGATTCAAGTTTTACGACCTCTTTTTCAAGTTCTTTAACTTCTTGGTCTTTTACTTTAATCTGTTTATCTAATTCTTTGACTTCTTGTTTTTTATTACCACCAAAAAATAGATTTAATATCGCCTGTATGATATTCATTATTATGCTCCTTGTAGTTCGTTTTGTGCTTTTTCTACGATTTCTCGTTTTTCTTTTATGAAATCTCTTGCGTCTGATATGGTTTTTTCAAATTCTTCTTCACCCATTTCCCACTTTTCTTTTTCAAGTTCAGGTGTATTAATACCAACTTGATTTAACCACTCTTTTTTACCGCCTGTTTTTTCAAAGTCATCTATACTTTGTTCTAAATCTTTTAAGTATGCCTTTTGATTTTCTAACATTTTATTCTCTGCGTAATTATCAAACTTACCTTGAATTTTTAATTTGTTTTCATAATCTATTTGACAATCAAAACAATGATTCATCATTCTCCAAAACTTATCATCAAGTTTTTTCTTCATCGCCTTTTTACACTTAGGACAAAACATAGGCATTCTAACTGATTGCATAACTTTACTAAGTTCTGACTCTCTTGTTTTACCACCAAGGTTTTCTTGTTTCCCCTCGTATCCTACTTGAGCATAATCTTTTTCAGTAGAACCTTTTGTCATTAAATCTTTTAACGCCTTATTCTGTCTTTCTGCTTCTTTACTATAATTTGCCATATAACTCCTTAAAATCTTAAACTACCGAGTATTTGATTGATTGGTGCAAACGCGCCTGTGAATTTGTATATATTACCTTTGTATTTAAACACAAGGCCCTCACTCGGAACTATTGCACTCGCTCCACCGATAGCTTCTAATTTCTCTATTTGTATTTTTAATTTTTCTAATTTTGACACATTGTCTGGTTTTTGTAAATCTTTTAATGCTTTTGCCACATCTTGTCTAATTTTTTGAGCTGCTTTGTCTGGTGATACTGCTAAAAAGTTAGACATATTTTTTAATATTTCTGCACCTACTTGAAAGAACAATATTTCAAATGGTTTAATATTTTGTTTAAACATTTTATTATGGTTGAGTTTATCTGTATCTAATACCCACTTGTTAAATTTTGGATTACCTTTAAAGTCTTTTCTTATTTGTGGTATTTTATAAGACTTGTCAAAAAATGCCCAACGATTAACCAACTTAATAAATTGGTCTGGTTTAATATTTACTCCAAATTGTTTACCCGCGTTGAATACATATTCTTTCCAAAACGCCTCGTGATACATACCTAATGTATCTGTATCTTTCAATCCAAATTGTCCTTGTAATTTATTCAATCTACTTAGAAATGAACTTTTCTTTGCACCATAGTTTTGAACTTTACTCATTCTTAAAAAGTTAGGTCTACTAATTTTAAATGTTTTTTGTATATTTTGATTTACTTGTCTAATCATACCTTCTAACATACGAGCGCCTTCTTTTGAATATCCTTTTGCTCTACCAGACATATCATATTCAGTAGTTCCGTGAAATACAATTTCAGCGACATCATAGTCAATTACATTTGCTGTTTGTGGATATATAACCTCTAAATTCATCCATTTAGTTCCATTACCAAACACTTTTTTCTTTTGTGGTTCTGATAAC